GTCTCGGGGTCTCGCGCCGGTGTTGCCAGCGTTGCATGACTGCCCAAACGCCCATGTAGGCGTCGTGGCGATCGTCTTCGGCCACGCTGCCCTTGAAGTTCGGGTAAGTCAGATCTCCTACCGCCCCGGCGAGCAGAGCCATTAGATCCAAGTGCGTGATGGTGGTCCGGTATGGGTAGTCGTTCTCGGGGGTGTGGGTGACGGTGGAGTTCGGGAGGTGCCGCTCGATGTCACCTCGCGCCCGAGCCCGCAAGACCAGGGTGCCTGGTTCGTCTCGGTGGGCGACCACGCTGTAGAAAGCGTCGTTCAGGAAGATCCACATGGCTATAGGGGCGAGACTTCGCCGCCCTCCAATGCAGCAACAAGCTGTTTTCTAAGCTTTTCTGTGTAGCTCCAAGGTTCCCCGCCGGCCCAAGGGCGGATCTCATATACCCGAAGAGCCTTCTTCTCCTGGTCGATTTCAAACTCCACGATCAGGCGTAGGTTATCGCCCCCGGAGGTTCTGTAGTTGAAACTCGCTTGCTTCATGGCAGACTCCTTGCGTTGTAGTACAGTCGTACTATAGCGCAAGCTGTAGCCGGTGTCCAGTCAGCGGAGGTCTTCGCCGAACCACTCGCGGGCGTCTATCTCGGCGGTCTTCGGGTCTCTGAACCGAGCCCCGGTTTCCGTCCGCAGCCACTCGGCCCAGGCGCCGCAGCCGTCGGCCTCTGGGATGCCCTGGTGAGCCGGCAAGATCCAGTGGGAGCCCACCATCATGGCGGCGCCAGCGTCGCTGGGGGTTCCGGCGAGCCAGTGGTGAGGGTGCCAAGTAGCCTCGGGCCAGCCAACGTCGGTGAAGACAATCCCGTGGGTTCCGTTGTACTCAGCCTCGAAGAGCCACGCGATCGGGCGCACCAGTGGCTCTGGGGCGCCTTTAAGGTGGACCTCCGCAAGCCAGCAGTTGCCCTGCATTATGCTTTTCTGGATCTCGGGTATGGTCGGCATATTCGTTAACCGTGAACCTTGACCACATCGTTTAGAGACCGTCCGTCAGGCCAACGATCGATCTTGTTCCTCTTCAGCAAGGCGATGACCTCGTTTCTCTCGCTTGTGGTTCGGCAAACGATCGCGTCTAAATCATCGAACAGGCTAAGCGAGTTCTTGAAGATCGTTTCGTTGCTGGATCGTTGCGATGCAGCCTTCCAGTCTTGGACCCCGGTTTTACGGTTTGAGGTGACAAAGCTATCGGTGGTTCTGCCGTAGTTGTCTTGGTCGTAGCTAATGGCGTCGAGACGCCCTAGCTGCCTGCTCTTCCAGACAAGCCCGGATTCTCGGTAAGCGTTTGACTGCCTCTTAATTCTCGTGAAGAAGTAGGAGGCGCCGCCAGATTCAAGGTCAGAAGATGGGCTCATTCCTCCTGGGGTGATGCCTCTGCGTAATTTGTCCGTCGTCGGCGCCATCTGTCCGCCAGAGCCAAGGATCTTCTCTATGGCCTCGGTCATGGTTCCGTTGGTTACGGAGTGGTGCAGGCGGTACTCTCGTTGAAAAGCATCCCACTCCGGCCCGGCCAGATCTGGTCTATAAGTATGGATGCGCCCCGTGTCGAAGGCTTGGCGCAAGCCATCAGGCCGGTAATCTGGAAGGCTTGTAATGTCGGTCCCAATCCTTCGGCTTAGCTCTTGCTTCAGGTAGACTACGCGCCCTTCTGGAGAGGCTACCCTTTCGACCCCGGAGAGAATATCTAAGTCTTTTCTGTGGTATGCGATCTGCCTCAGGTATAGTTCTTCGATCTCTCCTGTCGTGGGTCTGTAAGTGCGGACCCCTAGTCTCTCAAGTGAATCCATCAGGGATGTGGCCGCGGCTTCAGGCTGTCCGCGAACGCTTAGCTCGATCTGGTTTTGTAAGGCATAGGGGCCACGCGACCAGAACGAAATATCGACATCCCCGTCCTTCGTAACCACCTTGTCTCCGCGAGACCAAGCCTCTGCATTGGTGCGGGTCAGGTAGCCGTTGCGGATGTCTTTCTTATAGAAGACGTTCTTCTGGGTAGTCCATTGTATGCCTGGCGTTGCACTGGCCTTTGTCGGCGCCAGCGGAAGAGCCCCAACGCCACCAAACGGCTTGCCCGTCGGGTTCTGCCACGTTGAGGGCATCCCCAACTGGTTTCTGAGCCGGTCCAGGGAATCGAGCCACGGTCGATAATGCTTATCGAAAACTTGCAGGGCGTCTTCTTTGAGTATGCCTTTTGCTTTGGCCTCGCTTATCTCGAAGAACTTTGCCCGGTAGGTGTCGAAGACCTTTTCGATTCGGTCAACGTCAACTTGCCTTATTTCTAGCCCCTTAGCCGCCTGACTGGCGACGCCCTTAATGGCGGCCAGGATCTCTTGATCAAGGTCGATGAACTTAACCGGCTGGGTGGGAACGCCGGCCGCGCCAGCCCCGCGAACGGTTCCAAGCAGTTTGGTTGCGGCGTCGCCGCGGACCTTCAGGACCGCATGGGTGTAGGTCTGGCCGCTCTGGTCAACCTCGGTCCAGAAGAGCACCTGTTGGTCTTCGATGTCTGGGCCGTCGGCCCGGAGGGCAAAGCCGTTCCCGCGGGCGGTACGGATGGCGCCGGCTTCGGTTGGGGTGATCCGGCCGGTCACTGGAGGCAGGGGGACCGGGGTCGGCTCTGGGGCGAGCTTCGGGAACTTGGCGCGGATCGAGTTGCGGCGGGCAATCAGACGCTCTGCCAGTCCGGCCGCTTCCGGGCTCCCTTCTGGGTAGATGCTGGTGACGGCTTTCCTGATCTGGTCGTCGGTAACGGCCATCACGCGCCTGACGCCGGCTTCAAAGCGGCCCTGATCCAGCTTCTTGAACACAGTTGCGGTTTGCTGGTTGGTGCCGTCCCGCAGGCTGTCCAGTTCGCTTACGTTGTCGGTCCAGGCAGAGCCCTTGAGCCCGCCCATCGCCCGGTAGCGCAGGGCGCCGCCAACGTCCCCGCGCACAGCCCGCAGCCCCCCAGCCACAAAACGGTTTCCGGCAAGGAAGAGGTTGTCGAAGGTCTGTCCTGCAACGTCCCAGTTTGCAAGCCAAGCGTCGGCGGCGAAGCCTTCGTCTAGGCCGGTGATAGTCTCCCACTTGGTCGTAGCAGAGCCGGTCGACTTGTCGATGATCTTGCTTGCTATCCCGAGTCCCCGTGGGGTGTTGATCAGGTGGATCTCTGGGGTTTCGACCCCGGCTAGATCGTAGAGCCTCGCGGCGAGCACCTCATTTCTGGCGATGTCTTCGCTGGATGGGAACTTGACGTACCACCGGACCCCGGTTTCAGGGTCAAGGAACTCCCCGCCGGGGTTGGAACCACCTTGCGGCCCGACCTGGGTGAGCTTCCCGAAGTCTGGAACCTTTGGGGGGGTGAGAGGAGGCTCGGGCGCAGCCTTGGCGGCGGCGGGCGGCGGCTCTGGCGCGGCTTTGGCGCCGGCGACCGGCGGCTCTGGCGCAGCCTTTGGGGGCTCGGGTGGCTTCTTCTTTGCCCACTTGGCGAGCATGGATTGCTTGTTTAGGGTTCCGTCTCCGAAAACCGAAAGTGCCTCTGCTTCGTCGTCTGGCAGCAAGTCCCAGGCTTCTTGGGCGGCCTTTGGCGGTATCTTCCCGGCGTCAACCGCGGCCTTGTACTGCGAGAGCTTGGTCTGGATCGCGTGCTTTTCCTTGAGCCATTTGGCCTCTTGCTCAATCGCCTTGAGCTTCATGGAAGGGCTAGAGAGGGGCCAGGCTTCGTCCTTGGCGAGCTTCTTGGCTGCGGTTTGCAGGAATTTTCCTGGGTCGTTCCCAATCCCAGCCAGGATCTCGTCGACGGTTAGTTGGTCTGTCGCTTCCTTCTCCAGTTTCTTTGCGTAGGCAAGAACTGCTTGCAAGCGGTCTTGGGGTGAGCCGTTGTAGAAGCCCTGGATGTTGGAGAGCTTCTCATAGGCTTGTTTCTTGAGCCCGCCGGGGTCAACCGCTTTCCCGCCGGCGATCGCGTTTAGCTCGGCCTCTGCGTTGTAGGCTGCTGCTTTGGCTGAGATCGTCTGCTGTGCCCGTTCTAGGGCTTCTTCGCCGATCTCCTTTGCCACCTGCTTTTGAGCCGCTCTCACTGCTGCTTTCTGAGCGGCAATCTGGGCGGCCTTGGCACGGGCGGCAGCAGATGCAGAGGCTCTGGCGAGTTGTTCTGCCCCTTCTTCCTTGGCAAGTGCCTTGAGGGCGGCTTGCGCTGCGGCCTTGTTCGCCTCAAGGTCCGCGGCGGCTTGGAGTTGCTTGATCGCTGCCGCCTTGAATCCTGGGGGTCCGCCGGCGATCTTCTCGGCAAGTAACTTGGTCAGGTGTTTGTCGAGGGCGAGACCTGGGTGGTAGTCCCAGCCAGGATCGAGGTCTTCTGGAACCCAATAGGTCTTGCCTGTGCGTGGGTTCGTCCATTTCCGGTTGGGTATCGTTGGCGCCTTGCCGGGTTTCAGCCCAAGGGCGGTTAGTTGGTCGTCGCTCAGTTGGATCACGCCGCAGCGGCAGTTCCACCCATTTGGCGGGTAGTGAGTGCGCCAGAAGTCGTCGTCTGCGCGTAGCACAAGGTTATCCAGACGCTTGTGCTCGGGGCGCACCCGGTGGTCGTCTACTGCGTCGTACAGAAGCCAGGGGGCGGTGTCTGCGTTCTGGACGATCGACTCCCAGCGTCCGTAGGCGTAGGCGGATTGGAGGTTGGTTCTAAAGATCGTGTTCAGGCGCCAGGGGCTCCCAAGTTGCGCCTGCACGACGTTTCCGGTGAGCGGGTCAAGTAGCGGCTGTTTGCCCCACCATCCCTTCGCCCGCAAGGTTGGGACCAATTGGTCGCGGAACCACCTGGCGTCGTAGCCTTTGGCAAGAGCGTCGTCTACCGCCTGTCGGACATCGGCCAGGAGGTCTAGATCGAGCATCTTGGCGACGGTGAAGGCGCGGGCGTGCTCTGCCCGGATCATGTCTTGCCATGCAAAGGTCGCCTTGAGCCCCTTGGCGCGGAAGAAATCGATCGCCCGCTCGGGCGGCAGATCGAAGCGTGCCCCAGTTAAGCTGGTATCGCGGAAGTCCAGAAACGGGGGCGGCGGCACGGTCAGGCGAAGAGCGATTCCCACGGTTTGCTCACTCAGTGGTGGTGCGCTGTCCGCGCAGGAGACCCATTAGGCGTGCTGTCCAGGTCGCACGCTCTACCGCCTGTGTGGTCTGCTCCTTTGGCCCGCGTTCGACTAGCTCTGTGAGCCTGTCTCGGAACGTGGCGAGATCGTCGGTCTCTGAGAGATATCCAAGCAGTTCCGCGACCCGCTCGGCTATCGGTGAGGTGGGGTTGGCGGCGAGAGCCTGGGCGCCGCGCACGAGAGCCTCCTGATCGTCTCTGTGGGCTCGGCGGGCAAGGGCGAGGGCATCCGCTTCCCCAAAGCCTTCCTCGGTCTGTCCGGCCGGGGGGATCTGGAAGCTCTGCGGGGGTTGCGCCTCGCGTTTAACCCATCCCTCACCGTAGGTCTCTGCGATGTATTCCTCGGTTGGCTCAAACCCGAGTTGGTAGACCTTGGCGTCTCGCTCTGCCCTGGCGTTTAGGTCTTCCTCTGGCTCTGTTTTACGCCAAACCCGCGGCGGGGCGACATCGGAACCGAAGTTCCAGCGGGTGAACCACAGGCCAGGTCCGCGGTTCCAACTTTCGCAGAGGGCGTCGGCGTCGGCTTTCACGACTTCTCGGCGGACCATCATCTGCACATCGGCTTTGTACTGTCCCCCAGTGGCCTCGGTGGTGAGCATCTGGCTAAGGATGACCTTAGTGATCGCTGCGTCCATCCGGGTTTGCAGGGCTTCATAGTCTCCCGTTCCGCTGCGGGTGGCTTCCAGTAGCTCAACGGTCACGTTGTCTGGGACCACTACGGCGGTATCGGTGCTGATCGCTTTGAGGGCTTCTAGCACCCGATCCCGTTCCTGGCTTTTGGTGGCGATGCCTGGCGGGAGTTTGCCTAATGCGGTTGGGCTTCCGAACTTCTCAAGAAACACCATCCAGTAGCGCATACCGCCGCGCTTGAAGATGATCGGCCAGTAAAGGTAGTGGGCCAATCCGAGTCCGTATGGGTTGGCACTGGAGTTGCCTCCAATGGCGAAATGCCACCAAGTGCCGTCTGGGAGCAACAACCCGTCGCTCGGGGCGTTATAAGTCATCAGGCGAGGTCGCCTTTCTTGATCGAACTTAAAGAGCGTCTGTTCGTGGGTGACGACCTCGGCGAGGTTCACGCGCCGAGCGGCCCGGCTATAGTCCCATCGAAGCTCGGAGACGGAGAACCCGTACCAGATTGCGTAAAGCATCCTGTCTGTAACCTGATCCCAGTGGATCTGGTTGAGTTGCTCGCGCATTGCTTCAGCGGCCTCTTCCGCCGCCGGGCTTTCGTCTCCTGGGTCAACCTGCCACTCGCACGAGGTGACAGCGAGGCGCCGTTGCTGGAACACGCTTGCGGCTTGCTCGTCGCGCAGAAGTTCTGCGTAAACGGAATACTGGTAAGCGGCCTTGTCTCGCAGGATCTTGTCTGGGGGCAGGATCAGTTCGCCCCAGAGCCCTGCGGTAAGGTCAATCGCGTTCTGGATCCCTTTGGCCTGGGGGAGCGGAGGGGGTGTCGGGGGCAACTTTGCGGGCATCTTAGAATCCTCGGTAGTCGTTGCGGCCAGAAGAGAGGCCAGCGTCGCGGTAGGCGGATGCGAGTTCGCGTTCGTACTCGGCGCGTCGCCCGGTTGAACCCCAATCGAAACGTCCGGTGTTGTGGCGTAGCCAAGCGAGAGCTTGGGCCACGCTGTCTCCTCGGTCGTCGTGTTGGGCGTTGGGGATCGAGACAAGCTCGGCCTCAAAGTCATCGATCCAAGGGCAAAGCTCAGGGCGTGGGTGGTACACCAGGCCGGCTTCGTAGGCTATCGACTGGTTACTCAGGCGCACCACCTTGTCGGTGATGGGAACCACGGGAACGATCGGCAGAGAGGTAGAGGCGCCGAGGTCTTGGATCAGGGCGGTTCCGTGGCCTTTGTCTTCGATCAGCACTGCGTCTGGTTCCTCGCGCTCTGCCTCGGCGATCACAGCCCTTCGCAGGCGTGGGTATTCTGCACGCTCGCGCCATTCCCCGGTGAGCAGGTAGCCGTTGGGGGCAGTCAGCCAGGTTGTGCAGACCGACCAGTCGGCAAGCTCGCTCTCCTTGCTGGCGGTATCCCAGGATTGGACCCGGAGGCGCACTTCCTGGCTAGGGGGCAGGCTGTTCCAGTAGCGGAACCATTCACGCTTAATCAGCCCACCTTCGGCGGCTGTCGGTCGGCCTTGGTAGAGAGCGTGGAAGCTGGCTCCTAAAACCCGGTGGATCCGGGCGAGCTTGCGTTCGTCGTATCGCTCTGGGCAGAGTGCAGCGTCTAGGGGGCGCCCCAAGGGGTCATCCGCTTCGGCAAGAGCGGGTAGGCGAAGAACCGTCCAGTGCTCTGAATCTTCGCTAGCCAGAATCCGACCGGCGAGGTCGTCTTCGTGCCAGCGGGTCATTTGCAGAACGATCGAGCCTCCGGGTTCCAAGCGTGTCGATAAGTCGTCTTTATACCAATCCCAACACGCCTCGCGGTAGGCAAGGCTGTTTGCCTCTGCGCGGCTCTTGACTGGGTCGTCTATCAGAATAAGGTCGGCCCCGTGCCCGGTAACGCCGGTGCCAACGCCGGCGGCGCGGACCCCACCTCCCTCGGCGGTTTCCCAGTCGTCTGCGGCATAGCGTTCCATGCTCAGGTTCACCCGGTCGCGCTCCCGAACAATTGCCCGAGTGCGGCGGCTGAACTTGGTTGCTAGGGTCTGGCTGTAGGCGCCCACGATTGTGCGTAGCGCGGGATTGTGCTCAAGGCGGTAGGCAGGCCAACGGATCGTGACTTGCTCGCTCTTGCCGTGTCGTGGGGGGGCGAAGATGCAGAGTCGGTCGATCTCCTCTTCCTCAACCCGGTGGAGGTGGGCGCGAATAAGCCGGAGGTGCGGCCAGTCCCAGGAAAACCGCGGGGTGACAGTTTGGAGCCAGGCGCCGAAATCACGGGTCGTCGCCTTCGCTGTCGCCGCTCTCGGGGCGAGTAGAAGCGTGTCGAGTTGCCGCTTTTCCTCTTCTGGGAGAGATGAGAGCCAGCGGATCAGGTGATTCCTGGTCGGCAAGCCAGGTGAGAAGCCGATCTGCGCGGTCTTCATCGGTCAGAGGCGAGTAAGGGGTGGTCCCGTCGGGGTTGGTGGGCGCCACCTTGGTCGGTGGGGCTATTTCCTGCAACGCTTCTAGTTGTTGCAGGATCCGCAGGGCGGCTTCTGTGCTTTTGGGGTTGCCCTGTAGTGCTCTCGTCCAGTGGGCGGCTAGCAATCGCTCTCGGCGGGTTTGGGCGAGGTAGATCAGGAGGTCGCGCTTTTCCTGGGTTCTGCGGGTTAGCCGGTCGTGCTCTTGGTGAACCATGCGGTGAGCGGCGGCCACGCCTATTCCCATCTGGTTGGCGATCTGGGCGTAGCTGAGCCCGGCCCGGCGTAGCTCTAGTGCCTCGTGGCGTTGTATCGCTAGGCGGGCGGCTTTCTTGCTGACGACTGGCATGGGTCAATCCTCGGTCGGTAGGATCTCGGCGATCGGGGCTGGCCCGCAAGCGTCGGTGGCTCTCCGTTCGTCGCCTTTCACGAAAACCAGTGCCTTGAGGTGAGCTTCTACCAGATTTCTGTCTTCGGCGAAGGCATCTGCAATCGCGTCGGCCATGCCGCGCACTGGATCGGCGGCTTCTGGATGTCCTTTTGCGAACACTAGAAGGTTCTGATGTCCACGCACAAGTTTTCTTGAGGCGCGGAAGAAATTGGCCGCCCGCATTGGAAGACTTCCCAGCGGGTGAATCACGATCGCCTCGTTATAGAACCTCAAGCCGGCGTCAGTTGCGGCTCTGACGGTCTCACCGATCAGGTTTCGGTAGGTTCCGTCGGGGTCTCTTAGATCGCCCACCACGAACACCGCAAACCGATCATCATGCAACCGCTCTGCGGCTTGCTGGAGGATCTCCCGGTAAGCGGCGAGGAACTCGGGCCACTCCATTGTGCTGATATCGGCCGGGTCGGTGCTGTAGACCTCAAGGTCGCCATAAGGCGGGCAGGTAAAGAGGAGATCGTAGTGGGTGGCGTCAGCGGCAAGGGTCTTTCTGGAGTCGCCTACAATCCAGATCGGTTCGTGGTCTACTTGGCGGCTGGCTTGGTCGAAGGCTACGCTCTGGCGCCGGCCCACGATCCAGAACAGGTCGCCAGCCCGGAGGTAGGGAAGGCATTTGGCTTCGTAGACCGGGTCTAGCTCGACCTCTCCTAGGCGAGTCTGCGAGGCGTGCTCGTGGTAATCCTCAGAGGCAGAAACAAGCTCGACCATGCTCTTCCAGTCAGGAGGCGCAAAGCGGTTGAGCCGCTTCCTGGGGTCTGCCCCTATCAGCACTCCGAGCACTGGAACCGTTCGCCCGAGGTCTTTCAGTCCCCAGAGGATGCCCGCCAGGGTCATCCCGCTTCCTACCGGAACGACGATCCTTGCAGCCTCAGAAGGCAGGTTGGAAACCTGTTTGCGGGTCTGCGTGACCGCTTCTTCGCACTCCATGCCAAATGGGATCTCGGTCCACTCTCGTTCCGAAGCATCGTCTGCGGCACGCTTGCAGATCACTGAGTTGTAGCCTGGTCGGTGGTGAATGACCGAGGCGCCAGCGTCCCGAGCAAGCTGGATCTCTCCGGTGATTGGGCCGGCGGGAACGTGGAGGCGACAGGGGATCCCGAGGTGCTTGGCAATCTTGGCGACGATGTTGGCCTGTGGGCTCTCTCGGCTCCCTGCGGTCACAAGCCCCTTTGCCCCTTGGGCCAGAGCCCAACAGGTGCGAACCTTCCCGCCACGAACACCCGCGACGCAGAACAAATCCTCGCGCTTGAGCCAGTAGGGGTCTGCGCGTTCGACCGGGGTAAGCTCTGGGGTGTTGTCCTGGGGCTCTTCTATCGAGTAGCTCGGGCGTTGTAGAACCTCGTCCCAGTTGCGGTAATTCGCCTCGACTTGTTGCCGGCGAACGTCGATCCCCGTATAGGGGTGCCCGGTGAGGGCAGCAACCACTCCGCGAACGCTTCCGCCGGCGAAGGGGTCAAGAACGCTCCCGCCGGGTGGGCAGAACCAACGGTACGCAATCTCACAGAGTACGGGGTCGAAGATCGAGTCACCGGCTATGGCTATCTCATCTGGGAATTTCTCCGAGAACTCGCGCCAAGTCATCGGCCGCCCATAAGCCCGCTCTATCTCTGCCTTTCGTTCAAGAACTCCAGTTGGCTGGGTGCTTGCTGCATAGGTCAGGCGGTTTTCTCCCGCCTTGTCCCCGTCCTGCCCGCGGCCTAGCTCGCTGCGGATGCCGAGGGAGACCCAGGCACGCTTGCGGTCTCGCCAGTAGCCCTGGCGGGCGTCAAGAATGGTG